ATCTGATGTGCTGGTTGCTGAGTTCAAACGCCTGGGCGGTCGTGAAGTGATTGACAAAGCGCTCGCTGATCATGGTGTTCAGTCTGTCAGTGACCTTGACCCAGCCAAGTACCAAAGCGTCATTGACGCAGTGCGGGCGGTGTAACATGGCACACGCCCGCTTGAGTCCCAGTAATCACCGTTGGCCTCACTGCCCTGGTTCCGTTGCGCTTGAAGCGCAGTACCCAGACGTAGCAGGTGACGCAGCGGTTGACGGTACAGGGTCGCACTTGCTGTTGGAAATGTGTATTGAGAACGACTACACACCGAGCCACTACGATGGTCGCGTCATTGGCGCGAACCATCACGACAAGCCTGAAGGCTGGCTGGTGGGTCAAGATCGCATTGACCGTGTGCAGATGTGCCTCAACTACATTGACCGCCGTAAGACGGAACTGCTTTCCCAGTTCCCCGGCGCGACTGTCACGGTACAAGCGGAAAGCCGTAGTGACCCCGGTGGCATGTTTGGGCGCACCGATTGGCAAGGCACCTGTGACATCACCGTTGAAGTGACGCAGGACGATAAGTGTCTGTTCATCGAAACCATTGACTACAAGGACGGTCGTGGTTGGGTGCATGTGGAAGGTAATTCCCAGCTACTGAGCTATGCAGGTGGTAAAGCGCGTCCGTGGATCGCATCAGGCCCGGGACTGGTGCGTCCGTTTCGACCTGAACGGATACTCCACGGTATACGCACCACTATTGTCCAGCCTAAAACGTCTCCCCCGGTGCGTTACCACGATTACGACACCGCTGAAGTCATCAAAGAGCTAACAGCACTCGCATGGTCAGCACGTAAGACTGACGACGCAGACGCCCCGCTGGTGCCTGGGAAACACTGCCAGTGGTGTAAACATAAACCCAACTGCACCGCGCAATCAGAACAAAGCCTGGAGGTGCTTAAAATGAACAATGATGTAGTGACCCAGGACGGGCAAAGCCTGTTTGAAATGATCGAAGGTGTAGTGGGTGACGTGACCGATATGCACACGCAGCGGCTCACTGAATTGGCAGACGCCCGCGCTGGCATCGAAGCCGCGTTTGATCGTGTCGAAAAGGAACTAACCGAGCGCCTGGAGCAAGGGCAAACGGTAGACGGTTACGCACTGAAGCCGGGACGCGCTACTCGGTTGTGGAATGAAGCTGAAGATGAAATTGTGAAAGTGCTGAAGAACCGTAAGCTGAAGCGTGATGACATTTACCCGCCAAAGCTGGCGTCACCTGCACAGATTATGAAGAACCCCAACCTCACCGATGAACAAAAAGAGAAAATCCAGAAACAGTACATCACTGACAAAGCAGACGCGTTGAAATTGACTAAGGTCGCTCGTACGAAAAAAGCAGAAATATCATTCAATGATGTTGTACAAACTAATACAAACGATGTACCATCATTCCTGTAGTAACCCACACGTAAAGAGGCAATTATCATGCAATTTAAAGTCAAAGGTATTTTAAGCTATCCGCACCTGTTCACCCCGCGTAGCGTGAACCCTGGTGATGATCCTAAGTTCAGCGCCAGCATCTTGATTCGTAAAGATGACCCCCAGGTGCAGCAGATTCAGCAGATCATTGACACCGAGAAAGCGAACGGTTGGCCGAATGGTTTCCCGCCTAACGGTAAGCAGTTCATGAAGGATGGTGCTGTTCAGCACCCTGATAAGCCTGAAATGCGCGATTACATGATCATCAGCGCTAACAGTAAAGCAGACAGCAAACCTCACGTTGTCGATGCGCAGATGAACCCGGTTATGAATCAAGCTGACGCTTACGCAGGTGCCGTAGCCTGGGCAGCGTTCAACAGCTTCACGTATAACCAGCCTGTCAACAAGGGTGTTGGTTGCGGTCTGAACGGCATTATGCTGACAGGTGAAGAAGGTGAGCTGGGACGCCTTGACGGTAAGCCCACGGTTGAAGGCATGTTTGCTGACATAGCAGGTGGCGCACCACAGCAGCCACCAGCGGCACCTAAGCACCAGATGACCGATAAAGCCAACGGTCTAACCCGCGAACAGTATCACGCGGCTGGTTGGAGCGATGAACAGTTGATTCAACACGGTATGATGCAACCGCCTGGAGGCGTTGCCCCTAGCTTTGCATAACAACATCACCCCGGCTTAGGTCGGGGTATCCTAAGCGCACAGGAGAATGATCATGACAGAACCACGTTCAGTACGTCTCACCCAGCAACACCGTAACGATATGGCTGATGCGGTTATTTCCGAATGGGAAAAACAGAACACCGCCCCAGCCGCAACCGACACCGTTGCTTATTTGGAACTGGTGGCTAATGAGTTTAAAAAGCATCCATGCCACAAGCGTACAAAACGCATGGTTGAATGTTTGGGAAGCGACGACCTTCAGCATGTGCACAAAGAATCATCTATTCGCGTTTGCATCATTAACAAGCAAGGTGAAGAACGTCGCGTTGATTCAGTAGTTTTTCCGTTATCGCTCGCTAAGCGGTTTGGTTTAACGTTTTTACCAGATCGTTCTGAAACGCAACGTGTGTCATTAAATGAATCAGAGTGTCAACCTGAAGACCACTACAGGCAAGGTAGAGAAGACCGCTTCTTTGCTGAATGCGCGTTATTCATTGAGAAAAGTTACCCCATGGTACAGGTCAATGATGACAGCGAACCCATGGTGAAAATGAAGGAGGCGCGCAAAGCCCGTAAGGCGTGGCAAGATCAGCGTGACCAACTTTACCGGGAAACCCGCGACCTGCTTGATCAGTTCAACACGACTAAGCAGTTACGTGAAGCATGGCAGGAAATGATTCCGTACATGCCACCTCACATTGCTGACCCTGACAAAGCGGTTAAGCTGCCTGTACTGGCGACTTCACGATTATCTGAACGCCTCGGTATCAAAGAGTAATTTACTACCCCGGCTTAGGTCGGGGTTCTTCTAGGTACGCACAATGAAACCTGACTTCCTTTACGGCGTCACCCCCGGTGATGTTATTTACGACCTGGAAACATATCCCAACGTCTTCACGTTCTACGCGGTTCACGCGGACACAGGGCGTGAATGGGTCTTTGAAGCAAGCCCCTGGCGTCACGATATTCCCGCGTTACTACACTACCTGACGGTGCTACAGCAGCAAGGTTGCCGCATGGTGGGGTTTAATAACATCGGCTTTGACTACCCGGTGATCCACTTCATTCACCAGTGTGTCAACGTATCGGCGTTTGATATTTATCAAAAAGCCATGGCGATTATTCGCGCACCTGACAATGCACGTTTCGCGCACATGGTGTGGGAATCTGATCGCGTTGTAGAGCAAATTGACCTGTTCAAGATTCACCACTTTGACAACCGCGCACGCTCCACCAGCTTGAAGGTGCTGGAGTTCAACATGCGCAGTGACAACGTAGAGGATCTACCCTTTGACGTGGGTATTGAACTGACACATGAGCAAGCGTCAGTGCTGAAGCGTTACAACCGTCATGACGTGCTAGAAACGCTGAAGTTCTACCGTGAGTCACTGGATCAGATACGGTTTCGTGAAGAACTGACGGTGAAGTATGACCGTAATTTCATGAACCACAATGACACCAAGATAGGTAAAGACTACTTCATCATGCGGCTGGAGGAACAGAACCCCGGTTGCTGTTACCAGTACGTTGACGGTAAGCGTCACATGGTACAGACAAAGCGTGAAAGCATTCGCCTTGCTGACGTGATTATCCCTTACATTGGTTTCAACGATCCTGAGTTTGACCGCATCCTTCAGTGGTTCAAGTCACAGGTCATCACTGAGACCAAAGGCGTGTTCAAAGGCGTGCATTGTACCGTGAAGGGGTTTCAGTTTGACTTCGGTACGGGCGGTATTCACGGTTCGATTGAATCACAGATTGTGGCGTCAGATGATGAATACGTCATTATTGACCTTGACGTTGCGAGCTACTACCCGAACCTTGCCATTGCCAACGGCTTCTACCCTGAACACTTGGGGCAGGCATTCTGCACGATCTATGAAGACGTGTATCAGCAGCGTAAGAGCTACGCCAAAGGCACCGCTGAAAACGCTATGCTCAAGCTGGCGCTGAACGGTGTGTACGGTGACTCCAACAACCAGTACAGCCCGTTCTTTGACCCGCAGTACACCATGAGCATCACCATCAACGGTCAACTGTTGCTGTGCATGTTGGCGGAAGCGCTTATGAACGCTGACGCAGTACAGATGATCCAGATCAACACCGATGGTCTGACTATTCGTTGTCCGCGTCACCTGCGTCCATGGGTAGAGCAGGTGCAGTATTGGTGGGAACAAATGACCGGGTTGCAGCTTGAAGCCGCTGAATACAACCGCATGTTTATCCGTGACGTTAACTCATACCTGGCTGAATACACCGATGGAAAACTGAAACGCAAAGGTGCCTATGAATATGAACTGGCATGGCACCAGAACCATAGCGCCCTGATCGTACCTAAAGCCGCTGAAGCTGCCCTGGTACATGGTCAAGATATTCGGGAATTCATTTCTAACCATAGTGACCCGCTAGACTTCATGCTGCGTACCAAGGTTCCCCGGTCGTCAATGCTGGAGTGGGGCGGTGAACGTGTCGCTAACATCGTGCGCTACTACATCAGCACTGACGGTAAGACGCTGGAAAAGGTCATGCCACCAGCGGGGTCAGATGGTGCCTACAAGAAGAAGAACGGCGTACCTGACCACTACTACCGGGAAGTGCTGGCGGAAATCGGAGACGCCTGGGATGAACGGATTCATACTAAGAACAAGAGCAAGTATGAAGAACGGCGCATGGGTGTCAACACAGGCTGGCTGGTCACGCTGCGTAACGATATTCGTGATGGTCTGAACATGGACGGTCTGAATCACGATTGGTACGTGAAAGAAGCTGAAAAGCTGGTGTTGACGCTACAAGGTTACTAGTTATACAATGTACAACATAATCAAAAAAGGATGAGAAACCATGTCACTATCTCAAATTGCAGAAAGCGCACGCAGTGTCAAGAAACCTACCAACAAAGGTCTAGCGTTTCGTGCTGTTCAGGAAATTGCACGCACGTTAACCGATGAACAGCGGCAAGAGTTACACGGTGAATTAGCGCGTTTATATGCCGCATTTCTCCCAGCATTGCCCAAGAAACCCAGAACAGCGTTTGAATGGTGCGCCAAAGCCGTTAACTGGAAAGACCTACGCGAGTATCTGCGTTATGTTCACGTCACTGAAGAACGCATGGTAGGCACTGATGGACACCGCTGCCACATTGCACCTAACACCGATGGTCTAGCGCCTGGGTACTACGACAAGACAGGTACCAAGGTTCATGACCTGAGTCATGCCCGCTACCCTGACATTGAGCGCGTCATGGTGTCTGACTTACGCGGTAACGGTCGTAAGATTGTTGAATCAAAGCTAAGCGATTTACAGCAAAGTTCCTTAACGGGTGAAGGCGGTAAGATTTTTCACTATTACCGTTTCGTTAATGATGCTTGCTTCAATGTCGATTACATCAACGAAGCCGTCAGCATGGAAGACCCTGACACCGTGCTGGAATGGAGCATTGGTTCAGCGAATGAAGTAGTCGGTATGGAGTTACCCGGTGGTCGTCGTGTTGCTGTTATGTCAATGAGGGTCTGAACTATGTGCTTAACTGATAAACCGCTTGCTGTTACTGGTCTAACGTCCTACCGCTGTCAAGGCCGCTACGGTTGGATCATGATTGGTGCAAAGAACCATGAAGACGCGCTGAATGAAGCGCGTCGCTCCAGTGACGCCGTGAAGGAAGACACCCTTGAGGTGTGGAACGGCACTGAATACGTGAAGGAGTGAATCATGGGTGTCAGAGAAAACAAGGTTGAAACCTACTTACATGATTGCGTCACCCGTCTAGGCGGCACTACTCGCAAGTGGGTAGGACGCAAAGGCGTACCGGATCGTGTTGTCATTGTGCCTGGGGCAACGTGGCTGGTGGAGGTCAAGACCACTGACGGTGCGCTATCACCAGAACAGCAACGGGAACACAAGCGCCTGCGTGACGCTGGGGCCACGGTACGCACCGTCTACGGTCACGCCGGGGTAGACGAACTCATAGAGGAACTGAAGCATGTTAAATGAAATAACTCATTACACTAAAGAAGATAGATGGCATAACGGTCTGAAAACTGCTGAAGAAATATCTCAAACTGTGCATGTACCCGCTAATACAATATTTGAATGGGCTGTGAGCGGGTCGTTACCTCATTGGAGAATTAATGCAGGGGAACCTCTATTTAAAGTATCAGAAGTGCAGAAGTGGATAATTGAAAACAACATCATGGAGAGGTGTAATGGCAATCCTGTTCCGATAAATCTTAGAATTTCAACTATTGCCCCTGACGCAGATATGATTCATGTACCAACTGCTCTTCAAGAAATAAAACAATTGAAGAAAATACCACATGATGATTACGCTCCTTGTGTTTATTTTTTGTGTGAGAAGGATGAAATTGTTTATATCGGTCAGAGTGTGAGAGTAGCTAATAGATTAGCATCACACGTTGAAACAAAAAACTTTGAATCAGTTTTTGTAATTCATCTTCCTAGAATTTCTTTAGATTTTGTCGAGAGTGCGTTAATAAGACATTTCCAACCGAAACTTAACGGTCAATCAGGGAGGGATGGGTTGAGCACCCCTGTCATATCAACCCATCGAGACAAAGAAGCATTGAAATTGGTGGGCTTATGTTAAAACCTACCCAGTTACATTCGTATCAAAAAGAGTGCGTGCTGCATCAGCTTTATAACGATGAATCAATGCTTTGGTTGCAAGTCGGCTTGGGCAAAACGATAATCACTCTCACTACCATTGTTGACCGGATGCGGGCAGGCCGCGTTAAGAAGGTTCTGATCTTTGGCCCGCTGCGCGTCATTCAGTCGGTGTGGGCGCGTGAGGCGAAGAAGTGGGAACACACGCAGCACTTGCGTTTCAGCGTCGTACACGGCACCAAAGAACAGCGGTTACGTGCATTGTTTGCTAATGCTGACGTGTACCTGACGAATTACGAAAACATGAACTGGCTGTCTGAAACGCTGGATCATTACTACATCAGTCAAAATAAACCGTTACCCTTTCAAATGGTCGTCTACGATGAAATATCAAAGCTGAAGAACTCCACCAGCCTGCGCATGGCGGGCGGCAACCGTGACCGTAAAGACCGACACGGTGAAGTTCACAAGATCAAGGTCACTGGCTGGCGGAAAATCATTCCGCATATCCCCATCCGTACAGGTCTCACCGGGACGCCTGCAAGCAACGGGTATCTTGACCTGCATGGTCAATACCTCGCTGTTGACGCGGGTC